ACCGATACACTATTATGGCTGGTATCAAATATTTTGCGGAATGTTTGAACGAAAATAGGCACATTAAAAATCCAGAAAAGGTTCCGTCCGTCCTTTGGTGGCAAATTGCGCCAACAGAAAAAATGGCAAAACAAAACTGGCGAGAACTAAAAAAATATATGCCAAAAGAATGGATTGTTGACTGTTCTGATAGTACGTTTACAATGGAGACTATTTGCGGTGGCGTAATTGAAGTCCGCTCTGCTTATGACCCTGAAAGCCTTGTTGGTGTTGCGCTAGACCTCGTAACAATTACAGAAGCCGCTCGTATAGAAAAACTGGATATAGTTTGGGCAAACCTTGAAGCACGTCTTAACTCGCCCGGATGTGGCAGATTAAAAGATAGAAACGGCAAAAGCTATGGATATGGCAAAGCAATTATAAACTCTAGCCCAGTTGGCAAAAACTATTTTTACACCATGTGGAAGTTTGGGCAAAAAGGCTCTGATGAATATTCTTCCAACTGGATTTCGTACAAATTAAGCTGGAAAGCGAATCCATACATGGAAGAATTGGCGCAAACAACGGTTCACACAAAGTACGGCGAGATGACTTACGAGGAAGATTTGCGCCGCAAGATTGGTGATAGATTGTTTCGACAGAACTATGAAGCTGATTTTCTTGCAATGGATGGAACGGTTTTCAAGATGTTTGAGGAAAACTGCGTTGAAAGCGTATTTAACAGTACGATGAACGAATCCCAAAGAAATGAATACATAAAACAATGGAAACAGGCGAAACCATATCACCAATACCGTATTGGCTATGACCCTGCAACAGGCTCTAGCACAGATACACCTGCCGTTATTGTGCGCGACATGACAACTAATGAAATAACGAATGTAATAGATATGTACGGGAAGAACTATGACGAACAGTGGGATGAAATCGCAAGCATTTCGCGAATGTACAATTACGCTCCGTGCGTTTGGTTGCGTACAGGCCACACGGCGATTGAAAACCAGCTTGCAAAACGTGGCGTAGTTGAAATACCGCTTGACGAACAGGCTGGCAAAAAGGCTGGATATATTCAAGCACTAGAACGAGCGATTCAAAATAGAGATTTAAGGGTTTTGCTAGACGGTAGCGTAACCGTTCAGACTTTTATCTTGCAAATGAGCGACTATGCGGAAAAGAACGGAAAATACGCCAATGACCAACAAGAGCACGATGACTTTGTTTCGGCTTGTTACGCTGCCTACTATGACTACGGGGAACTGGAACAAAAGGTATCTTATTGCCCCTTAATGGGCGCTATTAAGCGTAATGCTTGACAAAATTGAAATAGTAGTGTATTCTTACGATGTAAACAAAAATAAGTGCCAAGAGTGCCGTGGGTAAAACTACGGCACTTTTAATTTTGCATAGATTTGCGGAAAGGAGGATGAACAAATTGACTAGAAGTGAATTTGAAGTGAGTGATAAAGCCTCGTTATCCGCAAGTGAAGAACGTCCTATTAGCACTGTGCAAGTTTCCGTGTTGCCGCAACAGTATAGAAATATATTTGTTGACAACCGAATCACTTATGATTTGCTGAAAAAGATTGCTTGTTCGCGGGATAAGTTTGATGCAATTGATACTATCGTAAACGAAACGCCAGACGGAAAACAGGCTCTCAATGTTTATTTGCGTTTGGCGAATCAGGGTATCAATATTGAGTTGAAAAGCGCAACGACTGGGCGTGTTGTAAAGCGATATGATGCTGAACTAAGAGAGTTCTGCAAGAATATTGGCAAGAACAATTCGTGCGGTCTTGACGGTCTTGTAGACCAGCTCCACAATTCTGCTGTGACCAGAACAGGCATGGCTGTTGAAGTCGTGGTAAACGATGACGCAACGGACATTGACGAAGTTCTGATTATTGACCCTGCCACAATTACAGAATTTAAGTGGCTGCCGGAAAAGAACCGTTATGCCGCATATCAGTCTGGATTTGCCAACGGCAAAAAAGTTGACCTTTACGATGGCAATTTTTTCTGGGTTCCGCATCAGCCGAAGCCGGGCAGTCCTGTTGGAACAATGCAGTTTGAACCGGCAATTGCTACCGAAACTGAATTTTACCAGTTGATTCAAGATTCTATGGCTGTGCTGAATCGTATCGGTTATCCGCGCTATAAGTGCGAGATTGACCGTGCGGCACTGCTTGAGAGCGCCACTCCTGCGCAGAAAGCAACTGGTGAAGCCCAAGCAAAACTGTTTGAGGACACATTCAATCAGGTTGAACACCAGCTTATCAAGATGGGCAAGGAAAACGATCTGATTACTTTCGATAGCAACAAGGTTGATATTCTTGGCGGCGGCGTGAACGGCTCTGGCATTGACGTGAGAGCATGGTTTGAAGTTCTTGAACCGCTGATTTGCAATTCGTTCCAGCTTACGCCTGTTCTTATGGGGCGTTTGAAGTCCGGCTCGTACAGTCTTGGTACGGCTGAATATTCAATTGTGTGTGATACTATCGACACAATGCGCCGCGCAAGTAAGCGTATTCTGGAAGAAATCGTAAACTTGTGGGCAAGAGTTCGCGGCTACAATGTACGCGCTACTGTTACGCATAATCCGATTGACTGGCAGACTGAACTTGACAAGTTGAGCGTTGAGTTAAAACGGATGGAAAAGGCGCGCCGCGCAGAGGAATATCAGTGGGTTACTCACGATGAAGCTGCCCAAATCGGTCTGGATAAAGATAAGGCGAGTGCTCCGGCACAGCTTAATGTTTTGGAATATTTAACACATAATAAGGAAGCGGAAGTAACAAATGAAGAAAGTGAACAAGAAGAGCAAAACAATCTGAACCAGAACGGGGGCGATACTAAGTGACGCTCCAAGAAATATTCGGAACTGGCACGGTTCTTGTTGTTGTAATTCTTTCCATGATTGAAGTTTCCAAAATAAAAATCAATCCGTGGTCGTGGCTGGCAAAACAAATTGGGAATGCAATAAACGGTGAAGTCTTAAAAGAGGTTAAAGAGCTTAAAACGGATATTCAAGAAGTAAAAGCCGAAGCCACAAGTCTAAAAGACGATTTGTCAAAGCTGAATGATAAAGTAGATGAAAATTCTGCAATGACTGCAAGAGTAAGGATTTTGCGATTTGGCGGAGAACTTTCAAGAGGGATTGACCACAATAAAGAGAATTTCGATCAAGCGTTGTGCGATATTTCAGACTACGAAAAGTATTGCTCTGAACATCCGGAGTTCAAAAACGATAGAGCAAAACTTACGATAAAATACATAGAACAGGAATACAACAAAAGACTGGAAAACAACAGTTTTTTATAAATCCTTTGGAAAGGATGTGATAATCCATGAGAATCATTAACAAGTACATTTCCGTAAGCGATTCCGCAAAGAATGAAAGCGCGGAAATCAATATTTACGGTGACATTTGCGACGAAAAGTGGTTTGACGAAGATGTTACGCCAAAAGCGATTCTTGACGCTCTGGATGATGCTGGTGCGGTAAAGAATTTGAATATCCACATTAACAGTTACGGTGGCTCTGTATTTGCTGGAAATGCCATTGTGAACATTCTGGACAGCTACAAGCGCAAGTCTGGTGCTACGATTAACGTGTACAATGATGGCCTTGCGGCAAGTATGGCAAGCGGCATTGCTTGCGCTGGTGATAAGGTGTACGCTGCTAAAAATAGTCTTTTTATGTACCACAAACCGCTTATGGTTATGCAGGGCAACGCAGAAGATTTTGAGAGCGCTATAAGCGTGTTGAACAAAACCGAAGATGCGTTAGTTTCCAACTATATGCGCAAGTTCAACGGCACAGAAGAAGAACTGCGTGATATGCTTGCAAAAGAAACTTGGCTGACTGCTGATGAAGCAAAAGAGTATGGTTTCGTGGATGAAATCATTGAAGCCAACAAGATTGCTGCAAGCGCAAATGGTATCAGAATCAACGACCAGACTTTCGATGGTAGGGTTGCTGATATTGTTAAAAATAAATATCCCGATATTACTATCGAAAAGGAGGAACCTAAGTTGAAATATGACGAAGCACTGAACGCATTCGGCATTGACGAAACCATGTTCAACACTCTGGACATGGAAAGCGACAAGCTGATGCAGATTGCAAACACTGTAAAAACCGCTGTAACGCCTGAACCTGTCGCAGAGTTTATCGCACAGGATGCCGCTATTGCTGCTTTGGGCAAGGATGACATTACCGCCGATGAAGTTCTGAACTTTGCAAAGGCTGGCATGAATCCTGTTGATACCACTGCAATTCAGAACAAGGCAAACGAGTACGACAAGATTGTTGAAAAGGCTCGTGCAGACGCTCTTGTGAATGCAATGAAAGCACAGGGCGATTCTTACAACGAACAGCGCATGAAGAAGTATCTGGACGTTCTCGACTATTCGGAAATCGTAGACCAGAGCAATGCGTGGAATGAAGAAGCGAAGAAGATTCTCCACGCTGGTTATCGTGGTTCGCAGCCCAATAGTGCGCTGAACAACACGAAAGAAAAGCCCGTAAACAAGGCTGATTATGATATTTAACAAGGAGGAATAAACAATGGCATATCCTATCAATAATTCCGGCGCGCGCGATAATTTTACTTTCAAGCTCGCCACCTCAACTGCTACTGCTGTTGCAAGCGACATTAAGCAGGCTATTGGCAAGGTCGTTGTCATTACTGGCAACGAGGAAGCTGGCTACGGCTCTGCCGGTGATGAAATCTTTGGCGTTATCCAGCAGATTGAGCGCGTAAGCAACATTGACGATTCTTATGTTATTTCCGTTGCACGCAATCAGGTTTTTGAGGACGTGGCTTGCGTTGGCACTGAAACTGCTGGCGCTCCGCTGGTGGCCGATGGCAAGGGTGGCGTTAAGCTGTCCGGTACTTCGTCTGCAAAGGTGCATACCGCGACTACTGCGCTGTCTGTTGACGCTACCGAAAAGACTTGCACTATTTATATCGGCTAAGAAAGGAGAACAAATACAATGGCAAACGCAAAGATGTATGTGAATAACCGTGTAATGGATAATTACCTGAAAGGCAAGAGCATTAACGACGCTATTTTGGAAGAGTTTGGCGATGTATATAACGCTCGTATTAAGGGTGATGAATCTCTCAAGAACTTTACTCCGCTGAACATGGTGCTGCGTGATGCAAACATCAATCGTTATAGCACCGTGGGCGATATTATGAATACCGCCTATGAATCTAACGGCACTGCCGATACGAACGAGTGGCTGTTCCCTATTTGGCTGGATAGCAAGCTGAATGAATCCGTGGCCGCTGCTAACATGATTAACTATCTGGTTAGCACCACCGTTAATGTCGATAGCTCTGTTGTCAAGAGTGCTATGCTTGACCTGAACACTGGCAAGAACGCAAAGGCTGTTCAGATTCGCCGTGTAGCCGAGCTGGCAGACCTGCCTACTGCCCGCATTACGCTGGGTTCTAAGGCTGTGAGCCTTTACAAAAAGGGTCTGGCCGTGGAGTTCTCTTATGAAGCTGCGCGCCGCATGAACATTGACCTGTTCACTAAGCACATGAGCGCTGTTGTGGCCGATACCGCACGTCAGGAACAGGCCGAAGCAGTTGAAACTCTGCGCTATGGTGATGGCAACGGCAATGCTGCAATGAATCTTGGCACTCTGACTGGCGGTCTGACGCAGGATAATCTGATTGACCTGCTGATTGACTACGAGATGAAGAACAACTTTGCAGCGGACACCGTTGTTGTGGACACCGACACTTACAAGAAAGTGGCAAAGATGCTCTACAACGTGAACGAAGCAAGCGGCATTTCTAACCGCGTATCGTTTACGATGCCCCAGCTCAACATTAAGGACATTGTTGTTCTGCACGCTGATCTGGCAAAGGAGAGCGACAAGAACGTTATCCTGCTGGCGAACCGCGCTAACACCTTGCAGCGCTTTGTTGAGAATGGCAGCGTGATTCAGGAGGCTGCGTCTTATGCAAAGAACCAGAGCAAGATGCTGACTTACAGCGTGTGCTCCGGCTACGGCATTGGCATGGTGAACAGCAACGCAATGGCTACGTTCTGATTCAAGTGCTAAATAAAATGGCCTAATATATAATCCCCGTTCTTTATAAGAGCGGGGATTTTTTATGCCGTATAAAACAAAAGCCGCGCAGTGGAAGTACGATTTCCACTTGCACGGTATTCAAACGCGCTAGACCGGACAGACTAGCTTTTGCGCTTGCTAAATACAGTTTACAGCAAACAAAGATTGAAGTCAAGCAAAAGATTTGGAAATTTTTTTGCCAAACCTCTTGAAAGATAACAACAAGTGCGATATAATGACGGCATGGAGGTGCTATACAATGGCCGTAGATAAAAGCCGAAACTATGAAGAACAGTTGAACGCATTTCGCACAATGGTTTTGAATTTTATTCAGTCTTTTGCGCAGAGCAGAATTAAGGGCGTTTTTGACGAATCAAAATATTCGGATGATGAGCCAACGGAAAGCATTGGCCTATTCCGTTCGGCTAGTCCAACAACTCTTAAAATAGAATGGGAAGTTGACAGCATTATTAAATCTTCACAATTCTTGTATAATAACGGAAGAAAGCACGAATCGTTAAATATTTTGTTTGCATTGTTTCAAGAACTGGAAGATGCTGACGATGATAGAAAGTTTGAAAATGTATTTAGAATTTTAAATGCTCTTAACGAATTTGACGCGAAAGAAAACGCAAGCAAGGTATCAAATGCAGGATATGTTGTAAGTAAACCAACTGGAATGCTTGGATATGGCAACGGAACTGCTTTGATTTAATTTTGAATGAAAGGTAAAGGAAATGGATTATAAGGATTTTATCAAGTCGAAACAGATTATGGCTGGTTCTTCTGGTTTTACAGTAGACAAGTCAGAACTCAATCCGAAAGCGTTTGAGTGGCAACGTGACGTTGTGGCATGGGCGCTTAAAAAGGGCAAGTGCGCATTGTTTGAGGACTGCGGACTTGGAAAGTGCCACGGCAAGGGAACGAAGATTCTTATGTACGACTGCACTCAAAAGAACGTTGAGGATATTGTTGCCGGAGATTTGATTATGGGTGATGATGGCACTCCAAGACGTGTTCTTTCGATTGCAAGAGGTCGAGAGCAAATGTATAAGGTCACATTGAAAAACGGTGACAGCTACACTTGCAACGAATCGCACATTTTGTCTTGCAGAGTTTCTTGCAGACACCACGGCCATGAAAAGGGAGAAATTGTAAATATTCCGTTGAAAGAATATTTGGAACTTCCAAATTATGCAAAGCGGAATAGCTATTTAGCTTATAAAAAACCGCTGGACTTTGAACGCAAAGATGTATGGTTCGACCCATACGTTTACGGAACGTGGCTTGGAGACGGCGCGCATAATGAACTTGGATTTACTATCAATAATCTTGATACGGAAATTTCTGAATACTTGATTAAATGGGCAAAATCCAGAGGGCTTAAAACAAGAATTGTAGAAGCGCACGGTTGCAAAACGTATCATTTTACAAAGCAAACCACAAACAATCAAAAGTACGCAGAAAAAGAATTTGTAAAGAACTCTTATTTTAAGGAAAAG